CACCAGGACATGTTGATGGGTCAGACCAATCTCTTTTCCAATCAGGGTTATCATCACACCATTGAGGCCAGTCATGAACACTCAGAACTACTTCTTTTTGTTCACCTGATTCTTTGTTAACTACAGGATATGTTGCCATTGTTAAAAATTCAATATAAAAATATTTAGACCCATTCAAGGGATTCAGAAACAGCAGGAAACTGTTCAATAAAGATTTCTCTACATGCTTCTGCGATGTCCATATGCTCCTTCTGAGTGCCGTGTGCGGACCTCAGAGAGATGTAATGTATCCATGAACGACATGAACCAGTCATATAAATTTTGGTCCCTACACACAATGGAAGTACATTTCTTGCACATTCCTTTGCAACTCCAGATGCAAGCATCTGTTGATAAAGTGCCATGGATGAATCAAACAGAGTTTGCATCTGAAGTTCTAATTTCTGGACTATAAAAGGATCTAAGTCATCAATAGAGTTTTGACGATTCTTATCATCTTGACGACGTAGTTCTGGCAAAGCAATTTTCTCTGATAGCATTGAAGAATCAGCATATCGTTGTGAAAATTCCTGATATGTGAAACTACGATGCCTTAAAATCTGAGCTGCGATTGCACGAGTAGTCTCAATCTCCAGAGTCATTGTAGATTGCTCAAATACCGACCAATGATTATGTTTGATGCAGTATTTCAGAAGACCAGAATACTTTTCATTGTTCTGATTTGATGGATTAGAGACCCTAGCAATATATGCCATGGTCTGTTCTGCATCAGGAGTGACACTTATAAGTTTAACATTCATTTTTCACCAAATCCTTTAGGTTTTGTTCTTGGAGTTCTTTTTACTGATAGTTCCAGTTGGTCAAGTTGCTCTTGCATGTATTTAAGCTCATCACTATTATACAAATGATCTTGAGAAATTGCACTTCTAAGATTTTTAATCAATTGCTTAGTTTTCATCAATCATCCTCAAAAACTTCGTCATAGTCCATGATATAGTTAGAAGCTGGGTCATCAAAGTTTTCCTGTTTGGAAACACATAACTCTCTGTCAGAATATACTTCGGATTTTAGAGCATCGACTAACAATTCTAAATTCCGGACAATTAGTTTTAATCTATCCTTTTCCATAAAATTGTATATGATTATAGGTATTTTACATAAAAAAGGGGGGTTAGTCAACCCCCCTAACAATTTTAACGTAAGTGACTCACTTATTGTAGATATGACCACGATAACAGAATGTACCGTGCATTTCTCTTGATTCTACACAACGAGTATCATACTCAACACCACGATATGAGGTGTGAGAAATTTGTGCGTCATGCAGTGCAGATGCTTTATTGATCTGCTTTTTAATCATTTGAAGTGTGTTCATTTGTTTACTCCTAAAGTAGTTGGATTTTTAGGTCCGTTCCTTTAGTCGTTTGCGTCCCAATAGCAATCAGGAGATGACTCCTTCATAACCTCAATTAACTCAATCCTAACTTCATTGTTAAGATTTTCATTATTCTTCATCCTCAGCATAATTGCATCGGCATCGGAACAACTAAGTGATGAGTATAAAAGAAATTCAATCATGGGATGAACGCTCCGTTCCGCGACTTACTTGCGTCTCACTCAATGTGAGATGAACGACAGGTCTATTATAGACCCTCTTTAATATATAGTCAAGTAATTTTTAAAAATCCCTACAGGTCAAAATTTTGCCGGGATTTTTTTTTCGACTATTTTTGGAATTATTTTCGTTTTTTGGTTGGTGGTGGTGGTTCATATCCCCAACTCTTTGGATTGACCCCACCATATCCAAAATCAATCTTCTGAACGGCACCTTTGCCATACTTATCATAGTACATATCAAAAAGTCTAGAGTCTTTTCCACAACGGGTAAGATCTATACACGTTACTCCATCAACAACATACCAAATCAATTTGGCATCAGTAGGAAAACTCTTGTCTTTTGCCTTTTCAATAGTAGTTTTTTCTAAAAGAATCTGACATCCATAATCAGATTCTTTAATTGAAATCATTTCTTGTCCTGCCTCTGGCGTTGTTTGTTTTTCTTCTACTGCTGTTGTCATGTGCGATCACCCCAAATAATATCAGAATATGCTGCCGAAACAACATCTTTTGTAATCTTATACTTAGTTTCTAGTTGTTTATCTTTAACAAGAGTTAAAATTTCTGCTTCAAGTGGATGTAGTCCTTGAAGAATATTAATGAACATTGTTTCACGACGAATTGCATTAATTCCGCTATTGCCACCTTTAACAAAGTGATAGAAGTGCTTTGATTCTCTACGAATAGTTGTGTGCCCCTGTTTATCACTAATACCTAGAGAGAAATTTCCAGATTCATACATTGTACGAATGTCATGGTCAATTTTAGTTGTTAGAGTTCCGGAATAAGTGTTTTGCTGATCATATCCAACATAAGGAACAGGTCCATCAGGAAGAATAGAGACGATGGATTCATCAAAGTTCCAGACAAAGAGTCTTCTTAGTGAAGGATCATTATACTTCTTCAATACTTCAATCTTTTTTGCCTTTGTTCTTGAACGAGATACCAAGTCAAAAACTTCAAATGCTAGTGGATTTCTTGGAAGATTATCCACCACAAATGAAGTTGTCTTCTTTTTAGTGGTTGTCTTTGCCTTAGTCGTTGTTGTCATCTTCTTCGCTGTCGTCATGATAGTTTTCAAAATTAAATGCTATGACCTCATCTGGAATCAGGTTGCCCTGTTCATCAAACATTTCGGGGTGAGGTCTGGGTACTTCCCGATAGTTCATCATATATTCTCTAGCAGTCCAACCAATTACGAGTCCTAGTATTAGAAACAAAACGGTCAGAAATGAACCAAAGACTAAACTTACTGCTAACATAGATCTTACCTCAGGACTAATTTTTTCGTTTAGACTTTTTCTTCTCCTGTTTAGTATAAACTCAATACCACGATTAACTTGATGAGTGTCTTTATTTAGTGGAGAATCAGATGACGTTGTTTTCTCGGAGGAATTTAATGGTGTCAACACAACCTCCTAATTTTTTATCATCACATAAAACCTGTGGAAAGGTAGAGTTTTCTTCAAACTTATCAAAAAATAATTCCCGATCAAAATCTTCTCCTAGAGTATAGACCACAAATTCACTTTTTGTCAACTCTAAAACTTTTTTAATTTTCTCGCAGTATGGGCAATTGTTTTTAGAAAATACCGTGAAATTCATACGTCTATAAGGGATTGCAAATTAATTTATAAGATAAGAAAGGGGGGGAGAAGTTCTTTCCCCCCCCTACTTAGTATATCACCAACTCACCTTTCCCACCACAGAAAGGGTCTTCAGTCTCAAAATTACGAAGATGCTGAAGACTTACATATTGTACACCATCTTTGATTTTACGTCAAATCAGAGTGCATTCAGTGCATTCTGTGCTTCGGTTGCTTTTGCTGCTGCTGCAGTATTCTTAGCTGCTGCGGTGTCAGTATCACCACTCATTGTTGCCTCCATTGCTGCCTGACGAAGAACTGATTCTTCATCAAGAGGAGTTTTGACAGAATTAAATTGCGTTTCAGTCAGTTCCATAACAGCTTTCTTAGAACCTACATTAATAGTAGAAATCGTAGTGCTATCAGGAACTTCAGAAAGGCAGACATCAACACCATCAGAGTCGTGCATCCAGACCTTTACTCCAAGACCAGGATAGTCTGCTTCGGGGTGATGTTGTTCTACATATGTACCGGGATCGGTTAACCAAGAACCATTTTTCTTCCAATAGTGCTTTAGATATTTTGCCATTTTTATAAGATAACTTTCAAATATTTATACCATTGATAATCATCATATCAAGTTTAGAATTCTTGTAAAACTCTTGTGCGTCCTCTTCGGTTTCTAATATAGGTTGTCCGTTTCCATTTAAACTTGTATTCAGTAGAACAGGCACACCAGTTAGTTCTCCAAATGCTTTGATAATATTATAGTAGTGCTTATTAGATTTCTCTGTGACTGTCTGAAATCTAGCAGACCCATCAACGTGAGTTATGGCTGGAACTTTTTCTGGTTGCTTCACCTGTGCAGTATAAAGCATATAAGGACTGGATATAGGAAAATCAAACCAATCTTGATAGCATTCTTCTAATACAACAGGAGCAAAAGGACGGAACCATTCTCTATTCTTCACAACATGATTGATGAGTTCACGATTATGAAAGTTTCTTGGGTCAGCAAGAATAGAACGATTACCTAGTGCTCTTGGACCAAACTCTGATTTGCCTTGAAACCAACCAATGATTTTACCATCGGCAATTTGTCTTGCTATGTAATTATAGTCCGGTGTCTGACTTGGATGATCTCTTCCGGTATAACAGATGTCTTGTGGTTCATAATCATACCTTGCCTCTCCAAGAATATGATGAGCAACATAAAGTGCAGAACCAACTGCCGTTCCATCATCACCACATGCCGGAAAGTGATGAAACTGTTTAAATTTAGATTTTCTTACGACCTCTGAGTTAGCATTACAATTTAAAAATGATCCTCCGGAGAGACAAAGGTTATCGGACTCCTGATCTATATCATTTAAGACACTCAATACTTTATCCTCAAACAAATTCTGAACGGATGCTGCCACATTCATCTTATGTTTGATATCATCAGTATAAGATTGATAATCAAAATCAAATGGTGTTCCATATGATGAGAGACCCATTGTTGTTCCTGCCTTATGAAGTGCAGGTCCGAGTCCTAACTTCTCTGTTACTTCACCATATAATACTCCGACCATTTCTCCGGGACAATATTCGGCAAAAAGTTTCTTCCCTTTACCATATGCCACCAAAGAGTTTGCTTCCATCTTTCCCATACTACAATCCATACTGAAACAATGTGCCTCATTAAATGGACTAGTATAATATGCAGAGGCACAGTGTGCCAGATGATGAGAAATAATATAACACTTAATCTCTCTACCCTGAATAATAAAATTATCTACAAGGTATTCATTACCAAAAAATTCTTGCTTAAAATCATTGGTGGCAACACAATCAATATCATCAACTGTTAAACCACAAGAGTCCAAAGCATAATTTATAACCTCGTCTGTAAATCCTTGTTGCTTTTTAATACCAGTAATTCTTTCTGTTCCAATGGCAAACTCTAACTTACCATTCTTAACAAGGCAAACGGATCCATCATGTCCAAATTGCACTCCTAAAATGTTTGCCATAATTTAAATTACTTTGACTCCATACTCTTGAGATAACTGATTATTAATTTCGTCCATACTTGGTTGACCTTTTACCGTAGCCCAACACACTATACTATATCTTTTTCCTCTTGTCACTGGTTCTACTCCGTGCATATAATAATGACTGGAAGGGAAGCAAACCATCATACCAGGTTCAGGTCTTACACGAATATGATGTTCTGGAAAAATAAAATCTCCACCCTCAAAATCATCATTGAGATAAAAGACCATAGAGATATCTCTATCCGTAGATTTCTTCCAAATCTTTTCACCTCTTGGTGTGACCCAGATACTCTCACCATCAATATGAGGTTTGTAGTGTCCACCAATACCATAGGATAGAACCTGTGGGACTTCACTACTGGTTACCTCAATACCATAGAAAGGATTGATAACTTCTTTTACGGCATGACGAAGAAGTTCCGTAATCTTGGGATACAAATCTCCCATAGGAACAATTTGTGTGTCTCTTGTCTTCTTATCAACCTGCCATGATGTCTCACCTGTTCTATTCGTTGTCTCCGAATCAAAAACAGATAAGTCTTCACAGGGTGATTGTTTAATATGATCCACCATCTCCCGAATACCTTCAGGAGAAATTACATTCGGTCGGATCAAAATATGTGTCAGTGGATTATTAATCATATAATCAATCTTTTGTTTATTATAGCATACTATTGTGGAAGTGCATTTGCTCCTGCTGAAGTTGCTCCCAAACCATGTCTAGCAAGACTCAATGGTCCTTTAGATGGTGCCGTTGCAGTATCATTAGAGTAATCAATACGGTCTATTGTTGATTTTGGACCAGGAGCACCACCACCAAAGTAACCAAAGTCCTGATTACCTGTTGCTGCCAAATCTCTTTTAGCAACACTCAATGGACCTTTTGCTAATGCCGTTGCGGTGTCGTTAGAATAATCAATACGATCTACTGTTGATTTTGCACTAGGATAACCACCACCACCAAAGTAACCAAAGGAAGCATTACCGGTTGCTGCTAAACGATTTCTAGCAAGACTTAATGGACCTTTGACTGCTGTGGCAGTGTCATTAGAATAATCAATACGGTCTACTGTTGATTTTGAACCAGGATGAATACCACCACCAAAGTAACCAAAGTCATTATTGCCTGTTGCTGCTAAGTAATATGTTTCATCACTTAATGGTCCTTTTGCTGCTGCCGTTGCGGTGTCGTTAGAATAATCAATACGATCTATTACTGAAGTGTATCCAGAAGATACACCACCAGCAAAGTAACCGAAAGAAGAATTACCTGTTGCTGCTAAACCCCATCTAGCAACACTTAATGGTCCTTTTGCTACTGCTGTTGCAGTGTCATTAGAATAATCAATACGGTCTACTGTTGATATTATTGGAGATTCACCACCACCAAAATAACCAAAGAAAGAATTACCAGTTGCTGCTAAGTTATATCTGGCAGCAGTCAATGGTCCTTTTGCTACTGCTGTTGCAGTGTCGTTAGAGTAATCAATACGGTCTACTGTTGAACGGTCTGGACTATAACCACCACCAAAGTAACCAAAGGTTGTTGGATTAAATGACCCTGCGACTGCAGCAGCATTAGAAACGACTGATGGACCTACTATTGGACCGAATCCGTTGGCTCTGGCACTTGCTGCTACCAAACCATATAGAGCAGTATTCAATGGTCCTTTTGGTGATGCCGTTGCAGTATCATTGGAATAATCAACACGGTCTACTGATGATAAAGTTGCAGGAGAACCATATCCAGCACCATGGTAACCAAAAGAACTATTACCTGTTGCTCCTTGTGAACGTCTGACAGCACTCAATGATCCTTTTGGTGATGCATCTACACTATCACTAGAATAATCAATACGATCTACTGTTGTTGATATTGGTCCTGAACCAACACCACCAGCAAAGTAACCAAAGGAAGCATTACCTGTTGCTCCTACACCTCGTTTAGCAGAACTTAATGGTCCTTTTGGTGATGCCGTTGCAGTGTCATTAGAATAATCAATACGATCTACTGTTGATATTGAAGTTAAATTACCACCACCAAAGTAACCAAAAGATTGATTACCTGTTGCGGCCGCACTATATCTAGCAGCACTTAATGGTCCTTTAGGTGATGCCGTTGCAGTATCATTGGAGTAATCAATACGGTCTACTGTTGTTGCTGGAGGGTAGCTACCGGCAAAGTAACCGAAGTCGGCATTACCTGTTCCCGACACATTTCGTCTACCAGCACTTAATGGTCCTTTTGTTGGCGTTGTTCCAGTGTCATTTAAGTAATCAATACGGTTTACTGTTGATATTCCAGGAATACCACCGGCAAAGTAACCAAAGGAAGCATTACCTGTTGCTCCAAATTGATATGTGGCAACACTTAATGGTCCTTTTGCTACTGCTGTAGCAGTATCGTTAGCATAATCAATACGATCTACTAATGATCTTGCACTAGGAGTATAACCACCACCAAAGTAACCGGTGTTAGGAGTTGCTAGAGTTCCTGCAGCATAATTTATTTCTCCTGCCTCCTTTAATGCAATTCCATTAGCAGTACGACTTGACGCAGATCGTTGATATCTAGCAACAGTCAATGGTCCTTTTGGTGATGCTGTAGCAGTATCATTGGAGTAATCAATACGGTCTACTATTGATCCATTACTCAAACCACCACCAAAGTATCCAAAGTTTTCACTACCCGTTGCCGCAAGAAGTTCTTTACTAGTCTCCAAGTTTCCTTTTGGTGATGCTGTAGCAGTAGAATAATCAATACGCTCTACTAGTGTCCCAGAATTAGGAGAACCACCAGCAAGGTAACCAAACTCACTATTACCCGTTCCTGCTAGACGATATTTGGCAACACTTAATGGACCTTTTGGTGATGCCGTTGCAGTATCATTAGAATAATCAATACGATCTACTGTTGATAAGAACCCAGAAGGAAGATTACCACCAGCAATGTAACCAAAGTCTTGATTACCTGTTGCCCCGGCACTTCCTCTACCAACACTTAATGGTCCTTTTGCTGGTGCTGTTCCAGTATCATTGGAATAATCAACACGACTCACTCTCGATATACTTAAAAAACCACCAGCAAAATAACCAAAGTCCTTATTACCTACTGCTGATAAACTATAATGAGTTCCACTTAATGGTCCTTTTACTACTGCTGTTGCGGTATCATTACCATAATCAATACGCTCTACCCGATTATGTGGAGAAGGACGACCACCACCATGGTATCCAAAATCCGCACTACCTGTTCCGGCATGGTCATATCTAGCAGCACTTAGTGGTCCTTTTTCTACTGCCGTTGCGGTGTCATTAGAGTAATCAATACGATCTATTACTGACGTAGTAGGGCTAGTTCCACCAACAAAATAACCAATGCCACCAGAAACAGGAACAAGACCAGGAGCACTAAACCCACCCAATGAGACTGGAACTTCTAGGTTACCAGGTCCTTTGAGTGGCATTGCATTGGCTCTGGAACTTGATGCTCCTAAAGCAGTTTTTTCAGTGTTTAATGAACCTTTAGGTGATGCTGTTACAGTATCATTAGAGTAATCAATACGATCTACTGTTGTTTTTCTAGCCGGACTTAGAGCAGGATTAAGACCACCACCAAAATAACCAAAGTTCTGATCACCTGTTGCACTTAGAAAAAACTTAGCAGTACTCAATGATCCTTTAGGTGATGCCGTAGCAGTATCATTAGAGTAATCAATACGATCTACTGTTGATACATTACTAGGAGAAGCTCCACCACCAAAGTATCCAAAAGAAGCATTACCTGTTGCTGCTAAATCTTTTCTACCTTGACTCAATAGTCCTTTTGGTGATGCAGTAGCAGTATCATTAGCATAATTAATGCGATCTATTGATGATACTACAGTAGGTGTTGCACCTCCACCAAAGTAACCGAAAGAAGTATTACCTGTTGCTGCTAATTCATCTCTAGCAGTACTCAATGGTCCTTTTACTGCTGCTGTTGCAGTGTCATTATTATAATCAACACGATCTACTGTTGAAATAATCGTATCACCACCAGCAAAATAACCAAAATCACTATTACCTGTTGCTGCCAAATAATATCTAGCAACACTCAATGGTCCTTTTGCTGATGCCGTTGGAGTGTCATTAGAGTAATCAATACGGTCTACTGATGATAATGGTCCAGGACTACCACCACCAAAATATCCAAAGGGAGCATTACCTGTTGCTCCCATACCATTTTTAGCAACACTTAATGGTCCTTTTGCCACTGTCGTTGCAGTGTCATTAGAATAATCAATACGGTCTACTGTTGATACGGTAGTAGAACCATCATAACCTCCACCAAAGTAACCAAAGTCAGATCCTTGTGGTGCTATCTCACCCGTTCTTACTGATGATGCCGGTTGTAATAATTTTGCGGGAATTGCATTAGCTCTGGAACTTAATGCTTTCATGAATGATCTGGCAACACTTAATGGTCCTTTGACTGATGCCGTTGCGGTGTCATTAGAGTAATCAATACGGTCTACTGTTGAATATGCAGGACCAGGATAACCACCACCAAAGTATCCAAAGGAACTATTACCAGTTGCTCCTAAAGCTGCTTTAACAGCACTCAATGGTCCTTTTGCTGCTGCTGTCGCAGTATCATTAGAATAATCAATACGATCTACTGTTGAAAATATGCTAGATCCATAACCAGCACCAAAGTAACCAAAATCAGCATTACCTGTTGCTCCCGAAGTATCTCTAGCAAGACTTAATGGTCCTTTGACTGATGCTGTTGCCGTGTCATTAGAATAATCAATACGGTCTACTGTTGTTACTTTACTTGGAGTGGAACCACCAGCAAAGTATCCAAAGGAAGAATTACCTGTTGCCGCATGGTATGATCTAGCAGAACTTAATGGTCCTTTTGGTGATGCCGTTGCAGTATCATTAGAGTAATCAATGCGGTCTACTATTGTTAATCTAACCTGTGATGATGGAGTACCACCACCAAAGTAACCGAAGGAAGCATTACCTGTTGCTGCTTGACGTCTTCTAACATCACTAAGTGGTCCTTTTGCTGGTGTTGTTCCAGTATCACTAGAATAATCAATGCGGTCTACTGTTGATACTACAGAAGGACTCGCACCACCACCAACGTAACCAAAGTCCTTATTACCTGTTGCTCCTAGAGAATTTCTACCAACACTTAATGGTCCTTTTACCGATGCCGTTGCAGTGTCATTAGAGTAATCAATACGATCTACTGTTGAAATTGTATATGCCCCGCCAGCAAAATATCCAGTAGCAAATCCTTGTGGCACCAAAAAAGGACTCGGAGTATTCCAAACATCTCCTTTCGTAGACCAAACTCCGGCACCCTGTCTTTCTCTTACATCAAGTAATGAAAATATTCCTCTTGTATTAGTTACTGCCATTTTTTATCAAATAGGGGCTGTCCGGATACTTCCAGTATTCCAGTTTCTTATACCTATTTAGAATAAAAGGAGATAAAACATCTTCGGGTTTCTTTGATATTTTCTTGACCTTATCACGAACATAATGCATATCCTTCAGGTTCCACTGGTCTTCACTTTCTCTATGATTATTCTGCACATTATTAAAATCGTGATGATAGTAATCAACCTCCAAGAAATTATAAATTCTTCTCATCGTTTCTTCTGGAGTATTGACTAAATCATCATACTCAACCATCAACAAATACTTATCATCGTGCCGAACGAATGCCTGAGACTGTGCCCATAGTGCCTGTTCCACAATACCATCATCACCCATCAAATACTGACAACGATTATCATCATCCACACTGAACCCACCATCAATCAGTGCCTTATCAATAAAATTAAATTCATCGGAGTTGCGATGTATCATTGTAATAAATGAAGTCAATACTTCTGTGATATTACGGACAGGACATATGATTTTTGGATTAGGTGTAATATAAGTCTTTAATCGTTCTATATTATTTGGCCAGGCACGGCAGTGGTCAATGATTATCTCTTCTTCTCTTTCATAATATTGATTCTCTATAAAACTACTGATAATCTTATGAGCATTCTGTGGTTTTTGATATCCCTGATACTGTTCTGATTTCTTAAAGTATTCTTCCGTATGATACATCAATTCCATTACAGAACTCACAGGTTCTGTATGAATGTTTGGATTCTGGTCAATCAAACTCTTCAATAAGGTGCTTCCGGATCGTGGAAGACCTGCCATAAAATGATATGTTTTCATTCACCACTCCTTCACTGGATTAAAAAAGAACAACTGGACCATACGACCATTCTCTAGTGTATCACCAAAATTATAATTATGTGAGTGCCACAGATGAGTTCTGAATAATACTAAACGATTATACTTCATCGGACACAGAAAGTATCGTGTCCATTTATCTCTATCTAGTCCATCACCATAGACCATCGTCCACCAACACTCTTTGTATGTTGGCCATCCGTGATGTTGTGCCTCAAAATCTGTCTTGGGAATGTTCTCATACTTTAGAGTATTATGTCTCCAGAATGATGTGCCACCTTCATCAACACAATCCTTTGGGTCTGACATATAGATTACGGCACCCCATTCCCATGATGGATCTACATGAACGTCTTGTTTATGTGAGGCATTCTCTAATGAAATACGAAAGTATCCATTTTTATCTGCAGGAATCAATGGTTCCTTGGCAAGATCCTCAAACTTTCTATGAATTTGTTCAGAATAATAAGCACCTTCTGAGTTTCTTCCAGGATATGTATAGTCATCACCAGGATCAGGAAACTCTGCGTTCAGTGCAAAGTTCCTGACCTCTTCTGGATTATCATAAAAGTCATCAACAACAATAATGTTCTGTCTCATATAATCAATCTTTTGTTTATTATAGCATACTATGATGGAAGTGCATTTGCTCCTGCTGAAGTTGCTCCTAAACTATATCTAGCAAGACTTAATGGTCCTTTTGCTGATGCCGTTGCCGTGTCATTAGAGTAATCAATACGGTCTACTGATGATGCTACACCAGGAGTCGCACCACCAGTAAAATAACCAAAGGAAGCATTACCTGTTGCTCCCGATAGTCTTCTACCAACACTTAATGGTCCTTTTGCTACTGCTGTTGCCGTATCATTAGAGTAATCAATACGATCTACTATTGATTTTTCAGGATAACCCCCACCAAAGTAACCAAAGGAAGAATTACCTGTTGCTGCTAACCGATCGTTGGCAGCACTTAATGGTCCTTTTGCTACTGCTGTTGCGGTATCATTAGAATAATCAATACGGTCTACTGTTGATAATATTGGACCAGGTGCTGACTCACCACCAGCAAAATAACCAAAGGAAGCATTACCTGTTGCTGCTAAATCATATCTAGCAACACTTAATGGTCCTTTTGTTGGTGTTGTTCCAGTATCACTAGAATAATCAATACGGTCTACTGTTGACGCATGTGCGGAGATAATACCACCACCAAAGTATCCAAAGTCAGTATTACCTGTTGCTGCTAATTTATTTCTAATGACACTCAATGGTCCTTTTGGTGATGCTGTGGCAGTGTCATTAGTATAATCAATACGGTCTACTATGGTTTGTTTGGCCGAACCTTGATATCCACCACCAAAGTAACCAAAGAAACTATTACCTGTTGCTGCAAGATAACTTCTAGCAGCACTCAATGGTCCTTTTGTTGTCGCAGCTGCCGTATCATTGGAGTAATCAATACGATCTACTGTTGTTACATAACTTGGAGATCTACCACCACCGAAGTAACCAAATGTTGTTGGGTTAAATGATCCTGCGACTGCAGCAGCATTAGAAACCACTGCTGGACCGACCACAGTAAATCCGTTGGCTCTGGCACTTGCTGCCCCGAGGTAATATCTAGTAGTACTCAATGGTCCTTTTGGTGATGCCGTTGCAGTATCATTAGAATAATCAATACGGTCTACTGTTGATTTTGTGGGGTTTATACCACCACCAAAGTATCCAAAATTAGCATCACCTGTTGCTGCTAAGTATCTTCTAGCAGCACTTAATGGTCCTTTTGGTGATGCCGTTGCACTGTCATTAGAGTAATCAATACGGTCTACTGATGACACCTCAGGACTATTACCACCACCAAAGTAACCAAATGAAGCATTGCCGGTTGCTGCTAAGTATCCTCTAGCAAGACTTAATGGACCTTTTGCCGGTGCATTTGCAGTATCATTCGAATAATCAATACGATCTACTGTTGATTTTGCAGGAAAATGACCAGCAAAGTAACCAAATGATTGATTACCTGTTGATGCCCCATTTCTTCTCTCAATACTAAATGGTCCTTTTGCTACTGCTGCTGCAGTATCATTAGAATAATCAATACGATCTACTGTTGACGCATTAGGAGCAGGAATACCACCACCAAAGTAACCAAAATTAGCATTACCGGTTGCTGATAAACCATATCTGGCAGCACTTAATGGACCTTTTGGTGATGCTGTTGCGGTATCATTTAGATAATCAATACGGTCTACTGTTGATTTTGCACCAGGACCAGGTTCACCACCACCAAAGTAACCAAAAGAAGCATTGCCTGTTCCTGCATGACGACCTGTAGCAGCACTTAATGGTCCTTTTGTTGATGCTGCTGCAGTGTCATTAGAGTAATCAATACGATCTATCATTGATTTTGCTGGACCATCCAGTCCACCGGCAAAGTAACCGGTGTTAGGAGTTGCTAGAGTTCCTGCAGCATAATTTACAATATTTTCGGTCGGGATTCCATTGTCTCTGGAACTTGTTGCTCTAAAATATCTTCTAGTAACACTTAATGGTCCTTTTGCTGATGCCGTTGCGGTGTCATTAGAGTAATCAACACGATCTACTGTTGATACTGCACCTGGACCAGGTGGTGACTCACCACCACCAAAGTAACCGAATGAAGCATTACCGGTTGCTGCTAAGTATGCTCTAGCAAGACTTAATGGTCCTTTTGCTGGTGCTGTTGCGGTATCGTTAGAATAATCAACACGATCTACTGTTGACTGCTCGGGATCATTACCACCACCAAAGTAACCAAAGTCTGAATTACCTGTTGCTGCTAGTCTCCGTCTACCAGCACTTAATGGTCCTTTTGCTACTGCTGTTGCAGTGTCATTAGAATAGTCAATACGATCTACTGTTGAATAGAGATTGGGATTTTGATATCCACCACCAATGTATCCAAAGTTGGCATTACCTGTTGCTCCTGTGACATACTTAGCAGCACTTAATGGTCCTTTTGGTGATGCTGTTGCAGTGTCATTAGAGTAATCAATACGGTCTACTGATGATATTGGACCACCAGAACCAGACCCACCACCAAAGTAACCAAAAGATGAATTACCAGTTGCTCCATAGTATCGTTTACCAGCAGTTAATGGTCCTTTTGCTGCTGCTGTTGCTGTGTCATTGGAATAATCAATACGGTCTACTGATGATAATGGACCATTACCACCAGCAAAGTAACCGAATGATTGGTTTCCTGTTGCTGCCGCACCATATCTAGTAACACTGAATGGTCCTTTTTCTACTGCTGTTGCCGTGTCATTAGAGTAATCAATACGATCTACTGATGAGCTAGAACCGGGAGCAAGTCCACCACCAAAGTATCCAAAGTCAGTTCCTTGTGGTGTTATAACATTAAAAGCACCCATTAAAACTGGAACTTCTAAGTTACCAGGTCCTTTGAGTGGTATTGCATTTGCTCTGGAACTACATGCTGTTGGAAAATTCCGAGCAACAGTTAATGGTCCTTTGACTGATGCCGTTGCAGTGTCATTAGAGTAATCAACACG